CGAGGCGGTGCGCGTAAGGAAAGCCCGGCCGGCAACGGCCGGGCTTTCTGCTATCTAGGGTAAGGCAGGCCACACAGGGAAGGCAAGGCGAATGAAACTCCGAGTCAACGACCAGATGCATATCAGCTCGGTCCAGGCCGATACATTGAAGCCAGGCCACGAGATCGATGTCAGCCAGGCTCTCGGTGATGAACTGATGAAGAAGCATCCGGGGATTTTCGAACAGCTCGACGAGACGCCGCCGGCCGAAATGCCGATTGCGGAGTCCGACACCAAGGCCGACTCTGCGCCGCAGACCAAGGTCGAGCCTCCGCCCGCTACCAAGGTCGAGCCGCCGGCCCCGAACACGGTCGAGGCCGCGCCCAAGAACAAGACCGAGCCGCCGGCGCCCAACAAGGCGGCGTCGGCCCTGCCGTCCAACAGCCTCTGATCCACCTATGTCGATCCATTCAACGTGCGTGTTGATCGAGCCGCCAACCGCGGACGTCGTGTCGCGCGATGAGGTCAAGCAGCATCTGCGCGTGGATTTCGACGACGAAGACAACACGATCGACCGCATCATCGCCGCGGCCGTCAGCATCATCGATCCGGCGGCCGGCGGCTGGCTCGGCCGCGCGCTGCGCCCGCAGACCTGGGAGCTGCGCCGCGCCGAGTTCATGGCCTGCATCGAGCTGCCATACCCGCCGCTGATCTCGATCGATAGCGTCACCTATGATGACGCCAACGGCACTGCCCAAACGCTGGTCAAGGACGTCGCCTTCAAGGCGGTCACGGGACGGCTGGACAAAATTGCCCTGATCCCGGCCTATGCCCTCCGCTGGCCAGCCGCGCGTGTCTATCCGGAAAGCGTCCGGATCCGCTTCACGTCAGGATATCCGGCCGGTGCCGGCGACCGGCTGCCGGCGCCCATCAAGCAGTGGCTGCTGCTGCTGATCGGCTCGCTTTGGGAGAACCGCGAGAGCTTCATTTCCGCTCCCAGCGCCCAGATCGCGGAGCTGCCGCCGCACGTGCTTTCGATGATCGAACCCTACCGGGTCTATTAGAGGCTCGTTGCGAAACCATGCCCGCCGGTCGCCTCAAACATCGCGTCGCTTTCGACAGGCGCGAGGACGTTAACCCCGACGCGCCGCTCGATCTCGGCAACACGCGCAGCAACTTCGTCCAGCAGTTCGAGGTCGCGGCAGGCATCCGCGCGAGGGTGGGCGGCGAGACGGTGATGGCGGCACGGTTGAGCGGCCAGACGCCGGTGACAATCGTCGTGCGCCAGAGCGCGCAGACGCGGCTGATCACCTCTGATTGGCGGGCGAGGGATGTTCGCAGGGGGACCGAATACGCCATCCGCTCCATCATCGATCCCGATGATGGCCGCCAGTGGCTCGAGATCCTGGCGCAAGAAGGCGTGGCGGCATGAAGACAGTCGAGATGCTGCAGGACCACACCTTTCGCGCCAAGCGCAACGTCCATATTCAGTACCGCGCCGGCTGCATCTACCAGCGCGTGCCGGAGGCGGCCGTGCGATCGATCACGGCCGCGGGGGCAGGAAAGATCACGGGCGAGGACAGCGATGAGCGATCCGAGCCTTGAATTGCAGGCTGCCTTGGTGGCGGCGATGAAGGGCCGGATCGGCGGCAACGTCGGTTCGCGAATCTATGACGACGTGCCCGAGTACCCGCAATTTCCCTATGTCAGCCTCGGGCCGTGCCAGATGCTACCGGACAAGGCCGGCTGCATCGACGGCGCCGAGGTGATCCCGCAGATCGACGTCTGGTCACGCGCGGTCGGCTTCGGCGAGTCCAAGACAATCGTAAAGGCCATCCTCGCTGTGCTGGACGATGCGCCGCTCGAGCTCGCCGGCTTCAACACGGTGCTCTTTCAGATCCAGAGCGTCAATTACCTGAGAGATCCGGACGGGCTGACGCGGCATGCCGCGCTGACGTTCCAGGGCAACTTCACACCAGCCTGAATCGCGCCGCGCCTGGCGCTTTCTCCGACGCCGCAACTGCGGCGCGCCTTCTCATGAAAGGGACCTACGATGGCTAAGCCGACGGTGATTGCCGGTACGAAACTGCTGCTGCTGGTGGGTAATGGTGCGAGCCCGGAAGTTTTCGGCGAACCGTGCGGCCTGACGACGAAATCGTTCGATCTGTCGGCGTCGACCAACACCACGGTAATCCCGGACTGCGATGATCCGGAAGCCGGGGCATGGGAGGCGACGGATATAAATGCGCTGTCCGGGACGGCCAGCGGTAACGGCGTGATGTCCGTCGAATCGTTCAGCGTTTGGAATACGTGGTTCCTCAGCACCGAAAACCGCAACATGCAGATCAAGCTCGATCACGCCGATCTGGGCCACTACGCAGGAGCGTTCAAGCTGACGAGCTTCAAACTGTCCGGCACACGCGGCAACAAGGTCCTGGTCGACGTCACCGTTAAGAATGATGGGGAAGTCGCCTGGGTCGATAATCCCTAATCGACGTGTCGAGCCCCGACGATGATGTGCAGGCCTGGTTCGACGGCCTGGCCAGGAAGGTGCAGGCGCAGGTTGCAGCTGTCGTCAAGCAGGAGGCCGAGGATCTGTCGGCTGCGCAGCTTGCAAGGTTGCAGTCGCTGGAACGGCCGCCAGCGGAAACCGGCGCCCTCGAAGCATCGTGCGAAGTGATCCCCGGCACGAACGATGCGCAATTCGTCGTCGTCGCCGGAGGCGATCAGACAACGGTCGACGGCTATGATCACGCGCTGGGCTTCGAGTTCGGGACGCAGAAGCAACCGGCCGAGCCCTTCTTCTGGCCGGTCTTTCGCGAGCGAGCCGCGGCAGCGCGGCAGCGGATCGAGGACGCGATCACCGAGGCGATGAAGTAGGAGCAATGTGGATGAGCGCACCTGGCGCGCGCGAGATCACCTGGGCAAACGGGACAGACATGTTCTGTCTTGCCAAGACCGGGCTGATCCTTGACCTCGAAGATAAATGCAACGCTGGCTTTGCCGTCATCATGGCGCGGCTCGAGTCTGGCGTTTGGTATCTCAACGATGTCAGGGAGACCATCCGGCTCGGCTTGATCGGCGGCGGCATGGCTCCGGACAAGGCAATGAAGGCCGTCGAGCGGCACGTGGTTCCGCCGCTCGCGACGAACGTTCTCGTGGCCTACCACGTCGTCCAGGCGGTGATCTTTGGCGTCCCGAAGGATGATCCGGTCGGCGGGGACGGGGAGGATGACGGGGCAAAAAAAAAGCCTCCGGAAGCCGGCTCTACCACGATGACGGACGCCTCCGACGCTCCGAAATAGTCAAGATCGCCGCCAAGCTCGAGCTCCCGTTGCGCGAGGTCGAGGATTGGACGCTCTGGGAGCTCGTGGCCTATGTCGAGGGCCGCAACGAGGCTTACGCCGGCGACTCCAAGCCGGATGCAATGAGTAACGACGAGTTCGACGATCTACTCGCCAAACACGGCATTCCCTCACAGGCTGATTGATGGCTCCGTCCCTCCGCATTCCGCTCGGACTCGACATCGCGAGTTTCGAGAAGAGCATCGGCGACGCCAAGTCATTGACCTCGTCCGCATCGGATTTCCTGATCAAGGAATTCGCCAAGATGCAGGCGAAGTCCGTGATCAAGATGGCAATCAACGACAACGACTTCAAACCGGCGGTGAGGGCTGCCACGACCTTTGTCGGCAACACCTTCGATGCGGTCAAGCCGCAGATCCAGGCCTTCACGCAGGCGACCGTCAGGGAGACCACCGAGGCCGGCCTCAAGGTTGCGGGAGTGCTCGGCGGCCCTGCAATCAAGGGCTCGTTTCAGGCGTTCACGGCGATCGGCGTCCCGGCAATCAAGGGCGTCACGGAATCGCTCGGCCCGCTTGCGTCGGCGCTGCTGCCGATCGCCGCCCGTGCGCTGGTGGTCGGCGAGGCCATGCACCTGGTCGCCGAGGCGGTCGGTGCTGCCCGTGCCCAGATCGCGGAGATGGTGGCGATCGCCGACAGGGCGGCCAATCTGAACGTCACGCCGCAGTTCCTGCAGGAGTTTGAGGGCGAGGCCCGCAAGCTGAAGGTCACGACCGATGAGCTCGATGCGGCGCTGTCCAATGCTTTCAACGCCACCAAGGACAAGTCGCCGATTGATGTCGCCAAGTGGGAGGCCGGCAAGGAACGCATCACCGATGTCGAGCTGGCTCTACGGGTCTACAACCAGGAGCTCGCGAAGGCCGCCGGCACGCAGCTGACCGGCCTGACGCTGTTTCGTGACGCCGATACGCAGCAGCAGAAGATCACGGCCGTGCTCACGGCGATGACGGAGCTGAACAAGATCGGCCAGCAGGCCGCCGCGCTGGACCTAGGCGAGAAGATGTTCGGCGCGGCCTTCGTCGATAAGATCCGGCTCGGCAAGACGTCGGCCGAAAACCTGCTCGCGACGATGAACAATTTGAAAGGATCCGGTGATGGCATTTTCACGGACGCGCTGGTCAACCGCGCGAAGGAAGTCGATGACCAGCTGAAGCTGTCTCAGGACCGGCTGTCGCGCGCGCTGAAGCCGGCCTGGGATGATCTCGCAAGCGTGGTGCTCACGATCAAGGGCTACTGGACGGATGTCGTCAACCTGATCTCAAAAGCCGTCGAGGTCGCCAACAGTCTCAGCAGCGAAGGTATCTCCTCACTGCGGTCCGAATTGGCGCAAGTCCAGTCTGCGCGTGCGAGCGGCAATGCAGGCTTTTTCGGCATCCCGCGCATTCCCGGCGCCGACACGGTCCGGAGCGCCCTCGGCGCGCCTTCGATCGATGAGAGCCTGCGGCAGCGGGAGGAGGACCTGCAGCGGCGTATCGCTGCACTGGAAGGCCGGCGCGAAGGCCCGGAAGCTCCTCCGAAGCCGACGAAGGGTGAAGGCGCTGCGCCGACGCTGAAGAAAACCGCGACAGAGAGCAACGATCCATTCGATACGGCGATCGCGGGAGCGGAAAAGCGGGTCGCGACCCTCAAGGCGGAGACGGCAACGATCGACGAGAGCACCGCAGCGCGCGAGCGTGCTAAGACGGTGGCGCAGCTCGAGGAAGCAGCCAAGAAGGCGAACTCGGCGGCGGGCCTCAAGAACACCGAGGTGACCGACCAGCAGCGCGCGGCCATTGAGAAGGAAGCCGGTGCAATTCAGGCCGCGGCCGATGCCTATGGGAGGGCGCAGGTCGCATCCCAGATCAAGTTCGACAAGGGCACCGCCTTCTTGTCGCAATCCGATGTCGCCATCGCACAGCAGCTGAAAGGCATCTACGGCACGGACATCCCGGCCGCGCTGGCTAGCAGCGAAGCCGCAGCGCTGCGCTTCAACGATGCGACGAAGCAGATCTCGAACACGATCTCGACCAACCTGACATCGAGCTTGGCGGACGCGATCGACGGCACGAAGACCGCGGGGCAGGCATTTCACGATTTCAGCAAGGCCGTGATTCGCGCAATGGAGGAGGCGCTCATCAAGATCGCGATCGTCGGACCGGCAATGCGGGCGCTGCAGTCTGGCTTCAACTCACTTGGCATCGGCAACCTGATAGGCGGGGGCGCAGGCGCCGCGCCAACGGCCGGACTGGGCGGATTGCCCGCATTGTACGACGTCGGCGGCTACACTGGTGATGGTGGCCGGAAAGATGCCGCCGGCATCGTCCACAGGGGCGAGTTCGTGTTCGATCAGGATTCGGTCAAGCGGCTCGGTGTTACCAACCTGCTGCGCCTGCAGCGCGGCTATGAGAGCGGCGGGCCGGTCGGGATGATGCCGCCCGTCATTCCGAGCGCGGCTGCGCGCGGTGCAGGTGGCGGAGGCCCAATCACGATCAACAACTATTCCGATGCGCAGGTGTCGGCGAGCAAGGCGCCCAACGGCGACGCGACCATCACGATCCGCAAGATGGTGGACCAGGCGATCGGTGATTCCCTCGTCAACGGAACCGGGCGCCGCGCGCTTGGCAGCAACTACGGCGTCAAGCCGTTTATGGGTCAATAGCCATGGCGGTTCCCTCATGGCCGGAGGGCGTAACCTTTGCGCCGGACCTCAATTCGCTGTCGGGCCTCAAGCCGTTTCTCGATCCGCTGGAGACCCCGATGGAAGGCGGCAACACGCGCACGCGGACGCGTCCCGGCGACAACGTGGGATCGCAGTCCCAGACCGTCATCATGCCGCGCGCTCAGTTTGCGACATTCGGGGAGTGGGTGAAGACGACGCTCAATAACGGGACGTCGCGCTTCACGGTCAAGGTCTGGCTGGGCAGAGGCTTCCAGAGCAAGGTCTGTCAGTTCACCAAGGGTAGCCTGTCCTATAAGCCGATCGGAACGGCCGCGGTGGCGGTTTCCATGACGCTGCGGATCTACGACGTCTGATGCCGACACATTCAGATGCCTTGCTCGAAGCGTACGCCTCCTGCCCGCCGAGCGCGCGCGTGTACTACACGCTGGAGATCTGGCAGTCGTCGTTCGACCAGGCCGCGCGCGTCGTCGCCAATGTCGGCGACGATATGGTGTTCGGGATCGAGGCCGGCGCGCCGCGCGATTCCGGCGAGATGGTGACGTTCATCGCGTGCCCGTTCCAGGCCGACTATCCCGAGCAGCGCGAGGGGCAGCCGCCGTCCTGCAAGATCTCGATCGACAACGTCACGCGCGAACTGGTGCCCAAGATCCGCGCCGCGCTCGGTGTGCGGCAGTACATCCAGATGATCTACCGGGAGTACCTCGGCAACGATGTGACCGAGCCGGCCTATGGGCCGGTCGAGTTTCAGCTGACCAATGTCCAGATAGCGGGCACCACACTGAGCGGCACGGTCATGGTCCGGAACCTGCAAAATAAGCGGTTTCCAAAAATCGACAAGAACTACAGCCCGCAGGGCTTTCCGAGCCTGCTGTCGCAATGACGTCCCGCTCTGAATTTCTCGGCCTGCTGATCGGCGAGCCCTGGGCCTGGCAGGCGCGCAATTGCTGGGAATTTGCCTGCCATGTACAGTCCCGGCTGTTCGGCCGTGAGCTGCCGCGCATTGCCGTACCGGCCGAGTTCTCGCGGCGCTGGATATTGCAGGAGATCGACAGGCATCAGGAGCGCGCGCGCTGGCGCGAAGTGCCGCAGGACGGGCCGGGCGGCTTGGTGACAGCCCGGGACGGCGCGCTGGTGCTGATGGCGCATCTGCGCTTCCCCGCGCATGTCGGGGTTTGGCTGCGGCCGGAGCAGCGCGTCATCCACTGCGATGAGAAGACCGGCGTTGCCTGCGAAGCGCCGCTCGCGCTGCGCCAGATGGGCTGGAAGCACCTCACATTCTTCGAACCGCTTGAAGGGTCGTCCGTCTCGTCATGACTGCTCCGCTTCCCAAACTGCCGGCGCGTCTTCCGGCGCAGCTGAAGCACGCGCGGCGCAGGCGGCATGCCGCGCGCGGTCGGCTGGACGCCGTGCACCTGGTCATGCCCGGGCTCGAGGTCGGGCGCGAGCAGCTGCGGCCGCGCGAGACGATTGCCGGCTTCCTTCGCCGAACCGGCTGGGGTCGCCTGGACCCCATTTACGGCTGGCAATTCCGCAAGGGCCTGCCGACGACTTGCGAGATCAATGGCGAGCCGGTGCTGCGCGCCGAGTGGCGCCGCCGTCGCATCAAGCTCGGCGAGCAGCTGCGTTTCCTGTCCTATCCGCTCGGCAGCGATGGCGGCGGGGCGAAGCAGATCATCGGCCTGGTCGCGCTGGTTGCCGTGGCGGCCTTCGCCACGTTCATTACCGGCGGCGGCGCGGCTGCGCTGCTCGGTGCCGGCTTCGGTGCGGGCACGTTTGGCGCGGCGGCTCTCGGCGCTGTCGTCGGCATTGGCGGGTCTCTCCTGATCAATGCGCTGACGGCGCCAAAGCAGGGCGCCACCAATGCGCCGGGTGCGACGCAGGACCAGATTTATTCGGTCGCCGCGCAGGGCAATGCGGCGCGCATCGGCCAGCCGCTGCCGGTCTGGTATGGCCGGCTCAAGCGCTATCCGGATTTCGCCGCGGCGCCATGGGGCGAATTCGTCGGCAACGATCAGTACCTCAATGTGCTGCTGTCGGTGACGATGGGCAGCATGGAATACGAGGCGATCTATATCGACGACACGATCCTGTGGACGCAGGCTGCCGGCATCACGCCGGGCTATGCCTGTGACATCGCGCTGTACGAGCCCGGCGCCGCGGTCACGCTTTTTCCGGTCAATGTCGACCAGTCGGCGGAGGTTTCAGGTCAGCAGCTGCCGTCAGGCTTCGGAACTTCCGGCGGACTCTTCAATGCGATCGGCGAGGTCTTCGGCGGCAGCTCCGACCGCGCACCCGGCGGCTGGCTCGGAGGCTTCGTCGCCAATCCGGCCGGCACGCTCGCACAGTCAATTGCGATCGACTTCGTTTTTCCTGCGGGCTGTTTCACCTACAACCAGGACAACGGCGAAGTCGGCTATTCGACGGTCGGGCTGACCTGCGAATATGCGCCATGCGATGATGCCGGCGTGCAGACCGGTGCCTATGCGCAGCTCTTTTTTATCGAACGCTCCTACGCCGCGCAGTCGCCGGTTCGGGACTCGGTCAAGGCCGATGTAACGCCGGGACGCTACATCGTCCGCTTCCGCCGCGAGGATGCCGAACTGGCCGGCCAGGATGGCAGCAACGCCGTCATCTGGGCCGGGCTCCGCACGTTCCTGCAAGGCAACAATTCGTTCCCGGACGTGTCGACCATCGCGATCCGGATCAAGGCGACGCAGTCGACGCAGGGGTCCTACAAGCTGGCCGTGCTCGGCACCCGCAAGCTGCCGGTCTGGAACGGCACCGCCTTCGCGACGCAGGCGACCCGCAGCAATGGCTGGGCGTTTCTGGACGCGGCGGTCAACGCCCAATACGGCTCCGGGCTGCCGATCTCGAAAGTCGATTTCAACGCGGTGGTCAGCTTCGCGGCGGGCTGCGCCGCGCGCGGCGACACCTTCGATTATTGCTTCTCCACTGCGATCGCGGTCCCGGAGGCGCTCGACAAGATCTTGACCGCTGCCCGCGCGCGCCATTTCTGGCTCGGGGATACCGTCTCGGTGGTGCGTGACGAATGGCGCGACGTGCCGACCATGATGCTGACCGATCGCGAGATCGTGCGGGATTCGACCCAGATCAGTTTCCAGATGCTCGGCGAAGACGATCCGGACGCGGTCGTGGTCGAGTATGTCGATGAGGAGACCTCGGGAATAGCGTCGGTGCAATATCCGCCTGATAGCGGCACCTTCACGGCAAGCAATGTGGACACCCGCCGCATCGACGGCGTCACCATCCGGGCGAATGCCCACAAGGAAGCGGCCTTCTACTATCTGGTCTCGATCTACCGCCGCGAAACGCCGCAGATCCAGGTCGAATACGAGGGCAGGGCGATCACCTATGGCGCGGTGGTTCGGCTGCAGACCGAGTTGCCCGAGGCTTACGGTTACGGCGGAGCCGTGGTTGGCGCAGACGGCAACACGCTGACGCTCGACCCTGCGCCGGTCTGGGACCAGGGGCCGTTCTATATCCGGCTGCGGCGGCCGAACGGCCGGACGTTCGGCCCTGTGCTGGCGACCGAAGGATCGGCCCCGTCGATCGCGCATCTGGATGCATCGAGCCTCACCGGCGCCGAGAGCGCGCAATCGATCAGCCTGGCCGCCGTGCTGGCGCGCGAGGAAGGCGCAGAATATCCGTCCTTCGAGCTTGGCACCGGCGTTTCATCGTCCCGGCTGTGCGTCGTGCTGGGCGGGGTTCCGAACGGCGATCTCTGCACGCTTTCGCTCGTCGTCGATGACGAACGCGTGCATACCGCCGATCTCGGCGATCCTCCGGTCCTGCCGGTGGCGCAGTATCCCGCGAACGACAAGCTGCCGCTGATCGTCGGCCTCAATGCGAATTACGGGCAGGGCGCGATCGAGCCGAAGTTGTCGGCGAGCTGGTTTCCGGCGCCGGGCGCGATCTACTACATCGCGGATGTCAGCTATGACAGCGGCCAGACGTGGCAGCAGGTCTATGAAGGCCAGGGCAACGTCTTCTCGCAGGTCGTGACGCTGGCGGCGCTGACGCTGCGGGTGCAGGCAGTCAATACAACCCTCAAGGGTCCGTATTCTACTGTGAGTGTTCCGGCGCCGACGATCGAGGCCATCCCCCAATCGATCGCGCTGAAATCGTTGATCGACGGTCTGAAGTATCAGGTCACCACGCTGCAGGATGAGATCAAATCGACGCTCGACGAAGTGACGCAGCGGATCGCCGCGATCTCTTCAGGCCAGGCCGCGAGGGCATGGGTCGACAAGAAAGAGCTTCGCACACAGCTCTTCGCGATGGCCGGCAATGCCAAAGCCCAGATCGAGATCCTGCAACAGACGATGGTCGACGAACAGGCCGCGTTCGCCCAACACCAGGCGGAGGTTTCGGCGACATTCGGACCAAACTTTTCCTCGGTCAACACGGTGTCTTCGGCGGTGGCGACGCTTGACGGCTACGCAGCCTCGAGCTGGTCCGTCAGCGTCGATGTCGACGGCGCGATCTCTGGCATCGAGCTGCTCGATGGCAGCGATAGCGACAGCGTCATTAATCTGCTTGCCAGCCACGTACAGATCTCGCTGCCCGGATACAATGCGGGAAGTCCTTACAGTCTTTTCGCAACCGGCGTGGTGGATGGCACGCCCTCGGTCGGTATCAACGGCAATCTGATCCTGAACGGAACGATCAGCGCGCCGATGATCCAGGCCGGGGCGATTCAGGCCGTGCATATCGCGGCCGGTTCGATAGACGCTACCAAGATCAAGGCAGGATCAATTTCAACGGGCCAGCTCGCGGTGGGCGGCGTCGCGTTGGAAAATATCATCGACGGAGCGATCAGCAACACGCAGGTGTTTGGCACGCCGAGCCTCTCAAATCAGCCGGCTACGACAGTACTTGCCAACCAGAATGTCGAGATCAAGTCAGGTAAGGCAACGATCATGTTCGCCGCCCAATGGGCTTGTCCGCCGCTGGCCTACGGGGGGGTTCGGCCGTATGCCGGCATCCAGTTCATCGTCGATGGCGCCGTGGTGCGCGAATTCGATTGGGCGTACTGGATCACGCCGAATGCAAATTTGTATGAGCTGCTGACACCAATTTCCGTGCCCCACACTCAGGCCGGCCTGTCGGTCGGCATCCACAACTTCGTGGTGAGAGCCGTCACCAGCGGAAACATGTGGCTCACCAGCGGCCAGGTCTACATCACCGATTTCCGACGCTAAACGAACGGAACTCCCACTTGCCAATCTCCAGCTATGCGACCGGCACGGTTGCGGTCGCTAATGGCGCGACAGCGATCGTCGGTACCGGCACTTTATGGACCGGCGTCAACGCGCGCGCCGGCGATGACATCATTGTTGCCGGCCATACGGTCATAGTCGAGGACGTGACCGATGCAAATCATATTGTGATCGATCCTTGGCCTTATCCGGATGTGACGCCTGGAGTGTCCTACAAGATCGTGCAGCGTTCGCCTCTGCGGATTGCCGGCGCGCAGGCGATGGCCGATGTGGACCGGCTCGTCGCGATCCTGAATGGCATGGGGACGATCTATCCTGTCGAGGGCGATGCTCCCGATCCGTCGATCGGCGAAGAAGGCCAGCTTGCTCTCAAGACCAACACGGGTGTTTGGCAGCAGTGGCGGAAGACGGGCGGCGTGTGGGTGCTGCAGGGCATTCCGGTCGGCACGAATTATCGCGGTGCGTGGGACACTGCCGCAAACTATGCAGGCAACGATGTCGTCGCCCGGGCGGGGTCGTCCTATATCGCTCGATCGCCGAATAGCGGCCAGCCTCCTGAATCCAGTCTGTTGGTGTGGGACGTGCTCGCGCAGAAGGGTGACCAGGGCAACAAGGGCGATAAAGGGGACGCCGGCACGCCGGCGACGGTTGCGATCAATTCGGTCGCCACCCTGCCGCCCGGCGCGGCCGCGACCGTGACGAACCTCGGTACAGTCTCCGCTGCAAGCATTCGCTTCGGCATCCCGCAAGGCGTTCAGGGCATCCCGGGCGTGCAGGGTAACCAAGGGGTCGGCCTGGAGCCTGACGACACCGGGACACTTGCGCAACGCGCGGCGCATGACGGCGAGGCCAAGGGATTCAAATACCTCGTGATCGAGGTGTCGCCGTTCCAGCTTTGGATCAAGGCATCCAATACGTCAGGCGACTGGGCTGGCCCCGATTACATCGGCGGCAACTTCCCCGTCGGTGACATGGGCCACGCCACCGATTCCATCGTTCAATCATTCGATTTCGGACACGCCATATGAGCACGCGATCACAGGTTCAATTCACGTGGGCCACCGCCGCAGAGCTTGCGGCGCTTGTCGGCACCGCCCGCGAAGTATGGGTCGACACAACCAACCAGCGCCTTGTGCTGATGGATGGCGCGACGCTCGGCGGCAAGCCGATGGCGTCCGAGGCCTATGTGCAGACGCAGGTCGCTTCGGCCGGGTCGGGCTCGGGCGGCGGCGGCAGCGGCGCGTTCCTACAATGGCTGACTTGCACCTGAAAGGGCTAATGAGAATGGCATCAACACCGCAATTTGTAGGCGCGCCGCAGACCTGGGCAGCGAGCTTGACGACGGCGAACACCAATCGAGACGGCTCCGGCACGCTTGTGCCACTGGTTACGGGGGCGGCAGCGCCCGGCTCGCGGATCGACAAGATCCGCTTTCAAGCCGCCGGCACGACGACCGCGGGCGTCATTCGCTATTTCATCAACGATGGCTCGACCAGCCGCCTGATCAAGGAGCGCCTGGTGGCTGCCGTCACGCCGAGCGCAATCCTGGCTGCGTTCGAGGACGAGTGGACCCCGCCGAATGGAATCATACTGCCGAACGGGTCGTGGTCGATCAGGGTTGCGACCCACAACGCTGAGAACTTTAATGTTTTCGCGGATGGCGGGAATTTCAGCTGATGTCGAACAGGCTCTCGTCGTATCCCGCGAGTTCATCAGCCTCGCCACTGCACCGCTTCGGTGGTGTACTTGTGTCGTCGCCGGAACTGCCGATGACCCCCCTCGGGGATGCCTATCTGGTCGAGGGCACCGGCACCGTGCGCGGCCTGCCGGGCTGGCCTAAAGGGCCGCCAATCCTGCTGTATATCGTTGGAAACCCGACATTTGTGCATTCGCCAAAATTGCTGATGCCGGGCGCGCAGAACTACACGTTCTCACCCGGGGACAGCGCTTGGCTGATGCCGCTGGGTGACATGGTCTGGCGGGTGATCTCGATCAGCCGAGCCGACGGCATTCCGTATCTTCCGGCGAGCAAGACGCTGTTTTCGGTGCCGCAGGGGCGCCTGACGCTGACGCCCGGCACCGCGGAAACGTCAGCGGACGTGTCTGGTGCCGGCACGGTGCTGTATACGCCGAAAGATGGTCAGTTGGCAGCGCTGTTTGACGGTAAGACGTGGGTGCAGGTCGAATTTTCGGAGACGTTGCTGTCCACGTCGGGACTGACCGCTGGCAAAATGTTTGACATCTTCGGTTTTGCCAGCGGCAGCTCGATGGCACTTGAATCTCTTATGTGGGCCAGCGACACCGCGCGCGCGACGGCCATCGCGCAGCAGAACGGCATCGATGTCAAATCCGGCGACCCGACGCGCCGGCTACTGGGGTCATTCCGAACAACAGGTATTACAGGACAGACCGAAGATAGTCGCGCCAAGCGCTATTTATCGAACCGTTACAACGCCGTGCCGCGCTTCATGCGCGTGCTGGAATCAACCTTCACCTGGAACTGGAGCGCGACTGCCTGGCAGCAGGTCAACGCCAATCCTGGAAACCAGATCGACTGCGCCCTCTGCGTCCCGCGCCGCGTGCAGGCCTACGCCACGGGGTTTTCAAGTTCGACCGTGGCCGCCGGCATGGCGGTTGGCATTGGCCTCGACGGAGTGCCCGCTGCGACAGATGCGACGCTCTGGACCGGATGCAGTACCGGCTCCTCGGGACAGGCCTCGTTCGCCTACTACGATGGAACGCCGGGGATCGGACGACACTTCCTGACCTGGCTGGAGCGCGGATCCGGCTCCGGTGTTCAGACCTTTCAGGGGGCGAACCTGCCTCTGCTGCAGACGGGCATTATCGGCACGGTGAGTAATTGAGATGATGTTGAACTGGCTGCTCGCCGAAGTCCCGGCGCCTCCGACCACCGATCCCTATAGCCTTGTGCCACCAGTGCCGAACGTGGTGGGTGGCGCTACCTGTGCCACTTTCCCGGAT